ATCTATTACCTTCACTTCCCATGAGGATCGGTAGATGATGTTGGTATGGTCTCCAACATATTTTTGAGGGTATTTTGGTGTAAATCGTCCTGAATAAGCCATATAAATACTATGTATATTTCAATTTAAAGAGTTAATCAATGGCCGTAATCTCCATACCAACATCAGTTGCTGGCGTTTCTCTACCAGGTCAATTAGGTCAAATCGCTAAAGGTCCGCTTGCCGCTTTGTATGGTGGCAAAGGGGTACAAACTTTAAAATATCCTTCCGACCTTGCTACCGATGCTACCAAGAACCATTATGTACAATTCTCAATTAAAGAAGTTATACCTGCTGGTTATTCAACAACATCATCAACAATTCCTGGTCAAAGCATTGACCTCAATGGTATTTCTCAGGCAGCAGGAGCACTTGGTGGAGCAATAGCTGACGGAATTAAAGGTGCCGCTGGTGGTTCTTCTGAAACCACACAAAATTTTGTTAATGCGGCCACAGAAGGAATTGGTAAAGGATATGAAAAGATTGGGGAATATATTCCTACATCACTACAAATTTCACCCACCACAACACAATCAAAAGCATATATTTCTTTATATATGCCAGACACATTAACGGCAACGTATTCAGCCGATTGGCAAGAAATGAGTTTAGGTGACATGGGCGCTACACTATCTTCACTAAGAATGATTGACCAATTAGCTACTAATGCAGGACAACAAGGAACTTTTTCGTCTGGAGATTTAAAAAAGAGTTTAGGTAATTTAGCATCAACCGATCCAGCAGTTACAGCTTTAGTTTCAAACATAATGGGCGCAACAGGTGTTGATAGTAAACTTGGACTTGATGCTAAAGTAATTGGTGATGTTGTATTAAAAGGTAAAGGTTATGCAATTAATCCTCAATTGCAAATGATGTTTAAAGGTGTTGGTTTTCGTAGTTTTCAATTATCTTTTATGTTTACACCAAAATCATTGGATGAATCTCAAGAAGTTGACACTATTATTAAAACATTTAAATATCATTTTTCACCTGGTCTACAAGCAGGCAAAACAGATTCTACACAAAGTATGTTTTTGACTTCACCTTCAATATTTAATGTAAACTTTAAAATTGGTCAAAATGAAAATCAATATGTACCAAAGTATGGTGATTGTGTTTTAACTGATATTGATGTTAATTATGCTCCAAATGGATTTGCTGCACACGAAAATGGCGCACCAGTACAAACAACATTAAATTTAACATTTAAAGAAATTGTTATTGTTGATAGAGATAAAATTGCTAGAGGAACTTTAAGATAATGTCATATTTTAATACTTTACCAAAAATTTTAACTAACGACAATAAAAATAATGCTATTGTTTTAACCAATATTATGGCTAGAGCAGAACTTGTACAAAATTTGATGACAAACCCTTTAATGTTTTATGAGTATAATATACAAGATGGTGATACACCAGATATTGTTGCTTCCAAATATTATGGTGATTCATATCGATATTGGTTAGTTCTGTTTTCAAATCAAATATTAGATCCACAATGGGATTGGCCTTTATCTTCTCAACAATTTACATTATATTTAAATGATAAGTATTCTGTTGCGGCTAATGCTAATACCGTTTTGTCATACACATCTTCAACAGTATATGAATATCGTAAAATTATTACAACAATTGACCAAACCACATTGAAAACAACATCAAAAACTTATGTGGTTGATGAACCAACATATTTGGCATTAATTCCTTCATCAAAAACAGTAACATTTCCTAATGGCACATCAGCAACAGAAACAATTACAAAAGAATCTGTTAACATATATGATTGGGAAGTTGAACAAAATGAAGCAAAAAGAACTATTAAATTAATAAATGCAATATATGCACCGCAATTTGAAAGTCAATTTAAATCATTAATGGGTACATAAAGTGGCAGATATATCTACTTCAGCACCAACGCCAGCTGGTGTATCATATCCAAAAGACTATGCGTTAATAAATTTAACTTTACTATCAGCATCTGATAGTATGGACATGAAAAATTTATTGACCGAACTATCATATCAAGAAGATTTGTTTAATAACACAGCATCAGGTTATTTGATGGTGGTGGACTCTATGGGATACATTGAAACACTAAACCTTACTGGTAATGAATATTTGCGTATGACGTTTGGTAAAACCAATCAAAATTCTAATTGGATTGATAAAATATTTCGTGTTTATAAAGTTGATAAAAGACGGCCAGAGGGTAAAGGCGACACAGAATCTTATTCTTTATATTTTTGTTCTGAAGAAATGTTATTGTCTGAGCAATATAAAGTAAGTAAATCATATCGTGCTAAAAGTATTTCCGATAATGTTATTGATATTCTACAAAATTATTTAAAAGTACCAGATAAAAAAATTGCGCAGATTGACCAAACGTATGGCATATATGATTTTGTTATACCAACAATAAAACCATTTGATGCGATTAATTGGATGTCAACATATGCTAGACCACAACCAGATAAACCTGGAGCTGATATGTTGTTTTATGAGAATAAGTTTGGTTTTAATTTTAAATCAATTCAATCCATGATGAAAGAACCTGTTTATTATAATTACAGTTATGATCCAAAAAATATAGATAATGCTACATACGATTTAAATAAACGGTCACATAATGTTACAACATATGAAATTTTAAATTCTTATGATGCCTTGGGTGCAATTAATTCTGGCATATTTGCAAACAAATTAATATCTGTGGATCCAGTTACAAGGCGTTATAAAGAAACAAATTTTGATTATGCTGGTTATATCAATGAAGCGACAATGTTAAACGAACATCCAATTACCAATACATTTAAAAATAGACTTGGTGACGGTGTTAATCAAACTCCTGAAGCCGTGACAAAATTAATATTTTCAAATTTTAAACAAAATCAAGTACCTTACATTGCTGCTCAAGGACCTGATTCTGTTGGTAAAGACATTTATGCTGAAACTTATGTACCGTATAGAACGGCACAATTAGCATTAGCTAACTATACAAGAGTTAAAATTTCTGTGCCTGGTGATCCAGGTCTTACTGTTGGTACAAACCTTAATTTATCTTTATTATCTAAAAACCCTAACAACAAAGAACCTGATCCATTTTATTCAGGAAAATATTTAATTACAGCAGTTCGCCATATGATTACAATGAATGAATACAAAACTGTGCTTGAGATTACAAAAGAAAGCACAACTAAACAATATGCTTCACCAGATAACAATTCTGCTCTATGGCAGAATACGGTTAAAGGAATTACATAATGTCTAAAATGGTTAACAACTTTGCCGGCCTAAATGGTTTTGTTTGGTGGGTTGGTGAAATAGAAACTAGGATTGATCCTTTGGGTTTAGGTCGTTGTCAAGTTCGTATCTTTGGTTGGCACACAAAGAACAAAGAGTTAATACCTACGGAAGATTTACCGTGGGCTCACCCATTATACCCAATAAATAATTCGAAATCGTTTTCTGCGCCAATGATAGGAGATTGGGTTGTTGGATTCTTTATGGATGGAGAATCAGGACAATTTCCTATAATGTTTGGTGTGATGCCTGGTCTTAAACAATAGGAATTAAAATGACACCAAATCTTGGAACTGCTGAAAATCCTCCATATAGTCCTTATACAGGAATATTTAATGGTACTGGAAACCCTACAACACCTGCTCTTGGATTAGGTCAGGTTGCCAATACTGCAATTTCATTTACAAATAGTACTTTATCACACAATTGCGATTTTGCTGTTGATATTATCAAAAACAATCAATTGAAACGTTTTTTAAATTCTCAAGCAAATAACATTAGAGAAGCAATTCGAGATGTTATGAGAACATTAGGATTTTCTGATGCAACAGGAGAAAGTCAATGGTTGTTAAGTAAACTTAAAGCAATTACTAGAGCATTAAAATATATACAAAAAAATGTAATACAACCTATTCTCGATTTTGAAGCTCTTGTTATTAAATACGTTAAAAAAATACAAGAAATTATTGCTTACATTTTAAGTTTACCTGCAAGATTATTGGCTATGTTACAAGATTGTTTAAAAAGGCTTTATGCAGCAGTAGGTAATGTTTTGACCGATATCGTGGGTGGCGGTGGTGGCGGATTTGGTGATGAACTTAAAGCTGCTAAAGAAGTTGCTCAAACATTTAATCAAACTCTTTCTATGGCAGCAACAGCAGCTGCAGGTGCTGTAGCGGTTTCTAGTGCAGTTACTCAATTACCTAATGTTGCAACGCAGTTTAAAAAAGGTATATAATGGATAATCCGTCATCCGTTTTATGGACACAACCTGAATCGGCCGCAAACAGCGATTATCAGCCACAGTATCCATACAACAACATACAACAAAGTGAATCAGGTCATTCGTTTGAGATGGATGACACACCAACCCGTGAGAGGGTTCGTTTATCCCACCGTTCAGGTACTTTTATTGAAATGCAACCCAATGGTGATGAAGTACATAAAGTTTATGGTACTGGATATGAGATTACAGTTAAGGGAAAAAATGTGGAAATTAATGGTACTTGTAACATTACCATCAACGGCGATTCAAACATCCATGTT